ACATAGGAGAACGAGAAATGGATAAACCAAGAAGATACTCTTTTCATTTTGAATCGGATCTTCACCCGGACCTAGTTCGCTGGAGATACACAGACGAGGCCGATCACGCAGCAAACGTCCACAAGACGTTCAAGCCTAAGTTGTCGGATCTCGTGATTGAAACCAAACTGCCAAGAGAACTCAAGACTGAGATACGTCGCGAGCTTTTGGCGGACATACTAAAGGAGGATGAAGTATGAGTGGACCTAAACCTGTATCGGATTTTATTTATCCGGTAATGAAAGATATTTTTATGCGCTATCTGCAAAACAAACACCAGAAGCCGTATGGAGATATTCAAATCAAAGATCTGTCTGATAAAGACTTACAAAGGTGGAAAGAGATTGAAGCCATGAACAATGTAAGTCTTGGTGTTTATCTAGGCGATGTCAAAAGAAATATAGTACATTAGATCTATCTAATCATAGGATAAAAAATATAGGAGTAAATTATGGATTCTAAACAAAAAGTAGAATATGAGAATCGGGATTATGCTGATTGCAACATCAGACTCAATATAACAATAGATATTGAAGCCTACCCTGAATTAAAAAATATTCTTACCTCGGAGAAAGCTAAAAATTTCATTGCTGAGAGTTATCTGGGTGCTTTGAACAACCAGAGTGAAGCAGAAGTTTTAAGGAGTTTTTCTGTAGAACAAATAGAAGGCAGTAAATTTGACAAATAAAGATCTTACAGAAGAGGAGCAGCGGGTGGCTAGTCGCTTCCGGGTGATCTGTAATGAGCAGATCGAAAGCCTGGAGGATAAGCTGCCAGCTGTAACACATCCTCTGGAAAAAGATGGAATACTAAAAGAGATAGACGCTTTGTTGGACCTGGTTGACCAGGCCAACGAGCGAGCTGTCGAATTGGTTAGGATATATAACGAGGAGAAAAAGCATGAATCTAAAGGAAGCTGAAAAGATCTGGCGCGAGAGCCAGCCGATAGAAGCCAATGGAATGATGGGTAAGAAAACTTTACCCAGGAGGTGGGCAATGAAGCTCGCTGCTTACAAAAACAAAAAGAGACTGAAACAAGATGCCCAGGATCCCACCCTTTAATTTTATGGGCAGCAAAGATTACGATTTCGTAAAGAACATCTATTTGACGATGAAGGCGTTTATGCCTGAGAACACGATCATGGATCTCAGAGCTCATTGGCGCGATAACAAACGTGCGCTAGAAATTATGCAGCGTATGAATCCTGGACTTTACGATCAGCTAATCGAGGACTTCAAGATCCGGAAACAAGAAATCATGGAAAAAAACTTCGGGGAAAAGGATCCTAACGAAAAGGTGGCCCCGTAAACCAGGCAACAACGACAAATCGTTCACCCTTCGTAATCGGCTTGACCTTGTGACTCAAGAATGAGCTGAATATCACCGCTTCACCCTTCTCTGGCCTCGTGCATCTTTCATACTCGCTGGACCGGAAGCATATCTCGCCCCCCTCATAATCCTCGTTTAGAAGCAAGCTCATGCTTATCTTGCGCGTTGCAGCTGTGCCCTCTGGTCCTATGTCCATGTGGTACTCATAACCCTTAGATGGCGCTTTATAGCTGATTATTTGGGCCTTTTCGATCCCGTTTATGTCGTATTTGAAGTATTTATTGGCTGAAAAAGCGATTTTATTAAGGATCCTATACAAACGCGTCTGTTTTTCGTCGATATAACGGATCTCAGCATCCCGGATCCCTTTTTCCTCCTTCTCCTCGCCCTGGGTGTGTACTTTTGCGGGTTCTGGATCTGTTTCTACCAGGTAATCCAGGAATAAATCGGTTTCCTCCTCAGAAACCAGTAAGCCGGTAACGCCGTGCTTAGGTAAACTAACTGTCTTCGTCGGCATGATAATTCAAAGACAACTCTTCTCCAGGTTGAATCGTCCTTATGGTGTATAAATTGAAGATCCGGTAATCATCCCAATCAAGTTTTTCTATTAAACAGCAGTTTGGATCCTCAGTATGGTTTACGAAACCACCGAGAGGTGTTCTTATGTAGCCCTGGATGATCGGAACCTTAATATGCGTCATGCCCAGGTCCAGGCCAGCCTCGATTCGTTCTTTGGCAAATACTCCAGATCCTTCAATATCACTCTCGCGGACCGCAAGGTTTTCTGGCAGCGGTTTGTAGTAAAACTTATTGAACTCGTAGGTCATCATGCTCCTCCTGGTAATTGTTCCAGTTTTTCTTGAGGGTATCTAACCAGTCCTCCATGGACATTATGCAGATCTTGTCGTTTTCCCTGGGCCAGTCCAGGTTGATTGCATATAGCGGTACGCAGACTCGGATGGGTTTTCGGTTGAATTTAAAGATAAGAACCGGAATATTCGGGCCAGCGCTCTCGCATACCTGGTTCCACCAGGCGGACTTTAGCCAATCGCCTTCTTTGTAGTGTTTACATTCGACAGAATGGAAGGGTATGTCCAGGTCACACAGATCCTTTTGTTGGTATTGGTCCAGGTTGCGTTTGGTTTCGTAATCTATGCCGTTGTCCAGGAAGAAACCATTGAGGATCTTTGCTATGTCTCGCTCAAACTTGGCCCCTTTGTTTCTGGAATTAATAGGCATTGCAAGAGTGTCTCAAAATTTGCACAAAATTACAATCGTAAGGAATCATTTTTTTTGGTGATCTTATGTGTAAAACCCAGTTATATACACATCTGCATACGCCGCCGGCCATCTAGGGGTGTGCGGGGCAAAAAAAAAGAAAAACCAGGGAAAAAACCGGCTCCAAGGGACTCCAATTTGTTACCTGTTACTGTTGTGCTCACAAGTTGCACATAGTTGTAGAAAGATGTGCATGTTAATACACAGAAAAAAGCCTGTAAAATCAATAACTTACGAGCTTTTTTATTTTTTTATCAAAATATTTGGCGCCTGGCCGAGAAAGGGCCAAAACAAAGTTGCCAGCACTACTTGTCCTTTGGTGAGTAGTCAGAAGTGTTAGCACCTAATAGCTGGCCTAATCTTTCCTTAATATCATCCCTGGACATCTTCTCCAGGTTGGCATTGATATTGATATTCTGGGATCTATTGATTGACAATCCGCCAAGCTGGTTGAGCTCCTTGATCGCAGAAACCGCAGCATTGAACTGTCCATTCTCGTACGCTTTCTCCATGACCTTCCACAACATCGTCCCGGTCTTCTGTGGAGTGATCGCATACTTCTCTGCCAGCTCGTCTTGTTTGATCCGGATGGCCTTAACCACATTCGGATAGTCCTTACCATTCAGTAACTTGTTGGCAGCCTGGCTTGGAAATTCATACCCAGCTCTCCTGGCTGCTTCGGTCATACCGCATGCACCTTCGGTATAGTGCCAGACAAAGCTGGTCTGCATTTCTGTCAGGCCATGTTCTTCATCCCGATCGAACTGTACCGGGGTATCTACTATTTTCTCTTTTGGCTTTTTTGGTCTTCCCATAATCAGATCCTAATTATAAACAGTGTACAGAGGGTAGTGTATAGCCACTTCAAACTATTAGACGTGAACGCTATAAGAATACACGCTAACAGGCTACAACTAACTATATCTTCTATTTACTATACACTATACCCTTATATATCTAATAACCAAGTAAATAAAGGCTTTCATTAAGTGCACAGTAAATTCTTACTATACCCTTTGCTATACCCTCCTATTCTAAACTTACACATACATATACACATTCATGCAAACCTCAACACACACACCCTCAACGCCATGCCACCCTAATCAGTGCACCATACACTCCAATCACAAGCGCCATGACCTCCAATTTAACAATTCATCCACCATCTTAACGATGGCCAAGAAGGGCATAATCACCGCCACGAAGAACAACAACACACTCATGGCCAACACAAAAAACCACACCGAGATCCACTCACGCACCGCGGCGCTAATCATTCCAGTTACCTCCGATCGAGCCGATCGAATCATCCTCGACCGGTGTGTAGTCCAGGTCATAGATCTTCTTGCCGTTACTCCTACGGGGTTCGATGCCACGCTCGTGAAGGACACGACTCGCTTCTTTGAAGTCAGGCATCCTCGGTGCCTTGATACCAAGATCTCGTAGCAGTTTAGTCATCTGCACCGGCTTCGCGTACTCACTGCCAAAGTTGACGTGCTCCAGGATAAGATCCTCCACGCTGGATTGTGTTCGATATACCTCGTTACTCTCGTTCAACAGCTCACGTTCGTCCGGTGATAGAAACCAGTTCTTTTGGCCAGGCACATACATCGTGTCTCTAACCTGGGCCCATAGCTGTTGCATGTTCACCCCATGATTAACATTGATGTCTCTCACCGCGAGAACCCAGAATCTACGATTACCCGACGTGTCCGTCAAAAACTCTCTCGCATTAACACTGGCGTAGAAAGCCGTACGTCGCTGATAGGTCGTGAAGGCTCGGTCATACGGCAGCCTAAGTTCGTCTGTCTTGGCTGTCACAAAGGCTTTTAGCTGGTCGATGTCCGACTTCTTGAACGTGGACTCGATCTCGCCTAACTCCACAATCCAATGGCTTACCGCCCGTTTAACGCTGTCCTTATCCGACGGATTCAAGGTTGCACCTTCTAACAGCCAGCCTTTATTGTAGTCACACAGGCGCTTGAACCATAAGGTTTTACCGAGTCCTTGTGCGCCTTGTAGGACCAAGATCCCTTCGAGCTCAACGCCATTGACTTCGTGGGCAGCGGCGACACAAGAAATCAGCCACTTCTTGAGTAGCATTTCTTTCAGCTGCGCGGACTCTTCTGTGACCAGCGAATCCATGAATGTCTGTAGTCTGTCTGTTCCATCCCATGGCTCACTATCGATCCACTCCTTAACAGGATTATACTCTCTAGCGAGAACCTTGAGATAGTCTCGCACTTTAGTGTGCGGGATCCCCATGTTGATACAGCGGTCCTCTATCTCTATGAGACTGGCTTCCTCGTGCATGTCCGCGATGAACTCCATGTTGGGTATGTCTATCTCCATCTTCTTCTTAATCACGTTATACCGGACATCCACATCATGCACTTTCAGTACGCCACCGATGTTGTCCTTAGTATTCAAGAAGCGGCCGTTGGCACTGCGATGAAAGTCATACTCAACCGGTACCTCAATATTCTGGAGGATCACCTCGCCTTCCAGCGCTTCCTCTGTAGCATGGTCGTTGTAGTCACCCTTAGTCTCTGGCATCTGGACCTCGGCGTACCCGCCACTCTTCTGTATAAATGAAGCAGCTTTCTTGGCCTCTATCTCTCCGGTATTACTATCGTCATTGTCTGCGACGAATATGTGTTTGTGGTTGGGGAAGTATTGGTACATCACCTCCGCTACCTTTATTAAGTTGTAAGCATCGAACGCGACGACCACCGGCTGGGAGCGGTCAGCGTATAGAGAGGCCGCGGTGGCATACCCTTCGGCGTAGTTAAGCGTGTCTGTTGTATTGAAGATCTCTCTACCGAGAAGGAAAAAGCTACCGCTTTTTTTAGAACCAGTGAGGAAACGCTTTTCGCCTTCGTCGCTAATGTACTGTAGGCCAACGATAGTGCCCTGGCCATCCTTGAGCGGTATGACTAAGTTATCGTGTTTGTCTTTGCGTAAACCATACGACAAGACTTGCTTGCGCTCCAGGTATGGATGCTTCTCCACTTCTTCGCATTGATCCCAGATAGACTGAGATCTCTGTGCGGCCTGTGTGTACTTCTCCTGGCTTTTGACCTCAGCCTTGCGTCGAAGATCCTCGATCTCTGCTTTTTGTTCTTTGGTTAATTTGTAACGGCCACTGTTCTCTGGCTTCCAGGTCGCTGTGGGTTGGTCCGCACTGTAACGATAATCGCCGATGCGTCCAAAAGGGGAAGATTGATCTAGCCACGCTTGATACCAACCCACGAGCTTCCTTTGATTGCCGATGTTGATGTACGCTCTACCGACTGAGCCATCGACTACCAAACCTTTTTTCGGATCCGGTTCATAACCATTGCTGGCCAGGAAATCCCGGAACTGAGAAATATAATCTTTGGTGAAGGGTTTGCTTTTATTCTTGGCCGGTCCTGTAATTTTTAATGACATCAATCATTCCTTAATTTTTTTGTGTTTGCTTTGTAATGCCAAAGTCTGTAAGATATTATCCAAGTTTATTATAATTTGCAAACACATTAGGAGATAAATATGAGTTTAACAATAACTGATAAAGGTGGGAACGACGATTTTCCAAAGCTAGAAAAAGGTATGTACGAGGGTACGTTATATTCGATTGTTGATATAGGCAGCAAGGAATATAAGTTCGGTAACGAGGAACCCAAGAAACAACACAAAGTTGTCCTGGCATTTGAGATAACCAAGGCAATAGATCCGGCAGATAACAAAGTTGTTATGGAAGACGACAGGCCCTTTGCAGTATCTAAAAAGTACACTTTATCTTTACACGAGAAAGCAGCACTGAGATTAGACATCGAATCCTGGCGCGGTAAAAGTTTAACCGATGAAGAGTTGGCCGGGTTTGACCTGGTTGGACTTCTAGGACATACAGCCAAGATAGAGATAGAGCTGACACAAAAGACAGCTGAGTTTGAGGGAGGCAATCCCAAGATCGCAGCTCTGCGTGAGCCAGCTGGCGGTACACAAAAGGTAGCAACCAAGAACGAACAACGTGCGTTTGACCTGGAGCTTTATTGCAACGACTTCAATGGCAACTCTTCACCAGAGAGCAAACTTATGTGCGATGTGTTTGAAGAGTTACCGGCCTGGCAACAAAAAGAAATAGAAGAAAGTTTTGAGTATCTTGCAGCTAACGATAGCAACACAGCTCCGACACAAACAGTCAGCGCAGCAGTAGCAAGCGACAACTTAGAAACAATATCCGAAGAGGGATCACAAGGTCTTAAAGACGACGATATACCCTTTTAATTTTTCGGTGGGTGGCCCTTCTCCTAATGTCTCACAACGATGGTTCAAGGCTACTCACCACCCCCCAACTATGTATAAAGACAAAGCAGAACAGATAGCAGATCTCCTGGACCAGAAAGGCCAGGACTATTCTGCTCCCGATGATTTCTTTATTCAGTTAGCCAATGCCTGGAGCGGGTTGCTAGGCATTGAGCTAACACCCTCACAATGTTGCTCGATGATGATAGTTTTTAAGGCATGCAGAATAATGAACAATCCTGGACACCAGGACACAGCCGACGATCTGGTTGGCTACTCATTAATCATGTCAGATCTAGTCAAATCAAACCATGAGTGACCAAATAGAATACGAACTTTACACGTTGCCAGCTGCATTGATGCTGCAACACAGATTACCCGATCAGGTAGTGACAACTCTCAATGATTACCTGGACACATTAAGACAGGATAAGTCGCGCGAGTCTGCTGGCAATACGCTAGTCGGACAAATACACCAAGGCGAGCAACTTAAAATGGATTATGAAAATGTGTTACTAACACCTTTTGTTAGGATTGTTGAGAGTTTGGCCGCAGCTTATCTTAGACATTTCGTAGAACAAACTAAGTCTCCTCTTAGAGCTAAGAAAATATCTATGGATAAGTTGTGGTCAGTCCATAGTTTTGAGGGCGATTACAACCCCATACACGATCATTTAACCGCTACCCCTATGGGTATATCATTTACTACCTGGACCATGGTTCCAGAACAAATTATGCAATCCAACGACGAGCGCGTAGATCTCTACAACAGCTCAGGAGCTATCGATGGGTATATCAATTTTGTTTATGGTTTAAACCAGGTTTCAGATCCGGAGCGACTCAGGCCGTCGCAATCCAGATATATCATGCCGGAGCCAGGCAAACTGCTGTTGTTCCCTTCCTGGATGCAACACACTGTCTATCCCTTTTTCGGTGAGGGTGAGCGCAGAACTGTAGCCGGTAACTTGAATTGTTTTGATGTAACCGAAGAAGAAATAAAGGAGATAGAAAATGAAAGAATTTAACGTAGGCATATATGAAGATCTAAGCTATGAAGAATACGCTGAGATCCCAGCTCATAGATCTCACGATCTAACCTCAGTCATAAAATGCCCATATACATGGAAAAACAAAAAGGCACTGGAACAGACACCCGCTCTCCTGGAAGGAAGAGTGCAACACACAGTCTTCCTAGAGCACCATAAGTTCGACGAGGAGTTCGTTATTCAACCCCAGGTAGACAGGAGGACCAAGGCCGGAAAAGCCGACTACGAGGACTTCCTGGCGTCTGTGGGCAATAGAACGCCCATTACCCAGGATCTATATGATATTTGCATGAAACGCCGAGAGCTCGTAAAAGATTACATACCAGGTGAAACCGATAAGGCAGAACTTACCCTAGTATTTGAATGGCATGGAGCGCCGTTTAAGGCCCGTTTTGATTGGTATGATGGTGAGTATGTGTGGGATCTTAAAACGTGCCGTGACGCGTCTCCTAGAGGGTTTAAACAAGCTATAAACGCTTTCAACTATCACATGCAAGCTGCGCTTTATGTTGACGCGGCCAGGGCACTAGATCTACCGGCCAAAGGGTTTAAGTTTCTTGCCCAGGAAAAACAAGATCCTTTTCCTTATGTGGTTTATTCCATGCACCCGGAGGCATTGAAGTATGCCCAGGCCAGGAACGAGCAAGCGTTGGCTTTGATCCAGGAGTGCGTAGCTAATAACGATTACAAACCATACAACCTGGAAGGTGAGCAAGAAATCGGATTAAAAGATCTTTACTAAATTAGTCTGCGAAATCTTCTGCGATCTCTTTGATTTCCTCTAAGTTAGATACTAATTCATCTTCATGTTGAACTACACAGCCAACTTCCCTTTTGTAGAACCTACACCAAAGTCCTACATAAACCAACTTGTCTGTTTTGTAACCCTTTACATAACAATCATCGCTACCATTACAGCTTACTTTATCTCCTTCTTTATATTTGGCCATTACACTACCTCCTTATCTTCTTGTGCTCTCTGCTCCGCACTAGCCGCTTGGTGAGCAACCTTGTTACAGAACCAGAAAGCGTTAGTTTCAAACCAATCGTCAGTCTCACAGGCTTGGTACTCATAAGTTTTGACCAAGCCGTACAACTTCATTGGCTTCATGTAAGCGTTTTTTAGGTTACTAGCGGCGAAGGCACAACCAGCCAAATATGCCTTCTCTTCTTCGGCGTTTTTCAAGAAGCCACCAGCAATCTTGCCAGGGTACCTTGCTTCACAACTAGCAATGTTTTGCAAAGCTAAAGCGATGGCAGCATCTTCGGCGCTTTCGTATTGAACCAACTCTTTGGCAGCTCCGTTGTAAAACCTACCCTTGCTGCTCCAGATCCCCGGCTTAAAGTTTGCTTTCGCAATGGCCCCGATCTCCTCTTCATTCATTAAATAACAACTCATTACACCACCTCCTAAGTTAAATAAGTTTTCACTCTGTTGGGCACTCCGTATTTTTTCAACACGTTTCCGTAAGCAATGGCAGCTGCTTCCATTCTGTCAGCGCTTTGGCTTCCTCTTCTCCCAACATCAACACTCATGTCCCAGCCGTAGCTAGATCCTAAAGTGTCAATCAAACCTTTGGCCTTTAACTCTTTAGAGATCATATTCTTGCCGGGGCCCGCTACCTTCAAATAAGCACCACCACAGTTGCCCTCTTTGCAAACTTCGTACGGCTTGTTTTCATCAAACTCACCAAACAAAGAATCGGCCACCTGGAAAGCAACCGGATTTGGCACACATTCATCGTGAGCCTTTTGTGCTGCTTTCTTTGCAGCCTTCAACATTTTTTCTATATAAGCATCTAACATTACACTACCTCCTTTTCATAAACATCTTTGTATTTTTGAATATGAACATAATCGTCATATTCATCTTTGGTCCAACAAATTCCGTCAGTCAATATCTCCCAAACTGTTTGGTGATTTTCATGCGGTTTGTTTTTTACACTTCTTACCTCATAAGTATATTCTTGATTGCAATAATCATATTTTTTGTAGACTTGAATTTGTTTGTTACCCTTACCAAACTTTTTAATAAGTTGCTCTTTTGTGTAATCTTTGTAAGCCATCACACCACCTCCAATAATTTGATGATTGCGTCCACCGCAAAGATGAACACAGTTAAATTGAACAACGCAACGGGCAAGGCCCAATGCTCCAGGGCGTTTAACACTCTTATCATTTCTCCTCCTTTTTGGTTTTTAATAACATGTCTCACATGACTATATTACTAAAAGTTGCAACTATGTGCAACTATTTATAGAGGATATTTTTAGACTATTTCCTGGTATAAATCGACTATTCTTTTGGCGTCATTCAACCAGAAAACCAGGAGGTAACGATCTCCAGATTGGACCGGTAGGCCTTTGTGTAGATTGGTAAAGCTGGGGAAAAACAGTGCATGGCCTGTGGGCAATGGCGCTATCTCTCCATAGTTGTGAAACGCGGTTCCACCGCCTTCATACTTGCCAGTATTCAAAGGAACCACAACAGATATATCTGCGCTGTCGTCGTGGTGCCAGGATCCTTGTTGCTTATCCTTGAGGTTGTAGTTGGCTATCTGTATTGATGCCGGATCCTTACAGTCACGTTGCCACACCGCATTGAAGATCGGATTGAGTACAGTCTGGACCACGAACCACATACTCCTATAGAGCTCTGGCGCGTGTTCACGCAAAACAATCTCAGGGATTTGTCTGAGCTCGTCTTCATCGGAGTTAGGTTCAAACCCGACTTCTTTCTGCATGTGTTCGATCTCTTTCATTAACATCTTGCAAAACTTTCTACGAAACAACGGCACCCGATAAATGTCCGGGTGGATCCTTTTAATCACATCATGTATGGGAGTTTTCCCCATATCATCCACACCCTCGCTGGCTTTGTATTTGATAATCTCTGGAACCGAGTCCTGGACAGCCTGGTAGGTCGTATGGTTAATCATCCAGTGCGATTGCATGCTGAGTAAATAATTTTTGACCTTATACATGGCTAACAGTATATCAGATTAATATTAATATTTATTTGTATATTTCTGCTAAATTTTATAGAATGAAGCACATGATTACAGAATCAGACATAGAACAGACTAAAAAAGACGGGAAAGAAATAAGGAAAAGTCTTGCCGTAGATCCGGCTACTTATGATCTTTTGGCTGAGATCTGCGTGATGGAGGACAGATCTAAAATCGATCAGCTCAAACGCTTAATACAGAGAGAGCACAAAAGATTAGTTAGCATGCAAGACCATGAACTTGTTTAATAAGATCAAACCGAAAAAGAAGTCTGTACCTCAGTCCTACAAACCTGTGCTAGAAGCACAAGAGGTTATAGATCTCTATAGCCGTCTTACACTACACCAACAAGCAGCGCTTATGAGGCTCATATCGCGCAATATAGAGGTGAATGTAGGCGGAGATACCTATATGGGTTATGAGCTCGATTATGACGTTGTAGGTGCCATAATTCGCGCAACTGAATCAGAAAGCTAAGATCTCTTCTTCCTGGCCGTCCTGGTCCTAGCAAAAGATCTATTTTTGCTTTTAGCCATTGACTTGAGATTACCACGACTATTGTTCATCGGATTGCCGTCTTTGTGATGTATGTCCTTGCCATCGCCTTTCTTGGCTTTGCCTATCTTAATAGCTAAACGCCTGGCTTTATTCCTGGAAGATCTCTTTTTGATTTGTTCCGGCCTGGAGTGATAGTTGGCATACTCCTTGGCGTAGTCTCTGGCCATACTAAACTAAAGATCCGATACCACCCGCTTCGCGCATTGCGATCTCACGATCCCTTTCATCTGGCACTACAGTTGGCGACATGGCCAGCTCCATTGTGCTTTCTGTTACGGAAGGTAATGTAAAACTGTCTATTTGACTAGCCAGGTTTGTATCAGGCAACAACTTACCCGCTATCTCTGGATTGGTTACTTCACGAAAAGCTCTCTCGTTTGGTGCCGCGGTTGTCACAGGTTCAACATTTGCTGCGTTTCTGTTTTCTATTGGTTCAATAGTCTCAAATTGCATACCATCGACTATCGCCCTTATTTCCTCTCTTATCTCAGGATTTAATTCATATATTTGATATAAACGTCTAACGTGTTGACCAAAACTTTGTGGATCATAAGCTGCTCTCTCTAAACCCTCGGTTAACCAATTAACAAAATTTTTGTTGGTCATAAGTTTAGCGCTGGCAAAAGGAGCTATAAGTGCACTAAAACCAAAATCAAAACTAGCCGCTCCGCCTCCACCCACAGCTCCAAACAAACCTATGGTATTAAGAACCCTGGCCGTACCGCTTGGGTTGCCCATTTGTTCCGCTGCAATCCCTATTTTATTGACAGTAAAAACCAAATTGTCTAACTCTGGTATTAATTCTTCATACTCAGTTCCTTTGAAAAGGGCCTCTTTTGCTTCTTTACTTAAAGAGTTCCAATTAGTCATAAATCTTTTTGGAGAGAATCCTTGCTCTGCTATATATTCAGCACCTTCTTTGACAACACCTTCTGCGCCTAACTCGACGCCTTGCGAAACACCCGGTAAGGGCATGCCCATCCTACCTAACATGTAACCAGATATTGCGTTGTACTCATCTGGTTTAAGTAAAGATTTTAATTTAACAAGATCTTCACCTCCGTCCTTGGCCCCACTCAAAACATATTTTAATGCTTTGTTGGCCGTAACATCGCCTTTGTTTATTACGTTATCTAAAAAAGTTATACCGCCTTGTTTATTGGTATTTTTATAAACAAATTCATTTGCTTCTGTAAAAAGTTTTTGTGCCGTTTCATCGCCAGAGGCAGTCACAAGGTCCTCTAAATCTTTAGTTATGTAACCATATAGTTCCTTCATTTTTCTACCGGTTGCATCTAACTTAGCACCAGCCGCCGTTGCAGAGACTTCATTTTCTCGTAAAAAAGTTCTAAAGTTTTTTAAGTTGTTGTAGTTTAAAACACCAGATTCCGAGTCTTTCAAAACCTTTGCCGCCATTTCCATTACAGGCTTCAATGTATCTTCTCCTGTGGCAGTTTTTGAAGCGGCAGTATAAAGTTTGACAAACTCTTGCGTGTGTTTTGCCGGCGAAGATAAATCCTGAGAAATGTACTGGTTGACGTCGTTATACATTTTGTTGACTGTATTTGTATATCTTTGTTTTGCCGCCTTTGCTCCAGACATAAGAGACAAACCAGCTTCATCCATGGTCCTTACCCCACCATACCTTGTTGCTAGATCTCTAGCAAAATTATCCAGTTGAGCAACAGTTTCAGCTGCGTTTTGGTGCATGACCTTTGTTGATGTCGGCATAGCGGCTAAACTTGACTCAATCAAATTCAAAGTTGGATTGCTCGTGATTTGACCGGCTGTAGGATTGGTAATGCCAACCGAATCAAAAGCAGCTTTTGTTTGTGCCGCTGCTGGTGATCTGCCGCCCGTAATGTATCTAATAGGCTGTCCGCCGACATACTTTATCCCTTGCCAAGTTTTACTTAAAACCGGGCCAGCCGCAGCGTTGAATGTAGCTGTAGCTGCGAAATCGGTTGTGCGATCTCCTAAATTTCTAGTGTCTACTGTTTCCCCAAAAACATCTGCAATGCCTATATATAATTCCCTGGCTGTAGCGCTGCCTAAACCCTCACCAGCTATAAAACCCGCCGTGCCTCCGCTCACTGTTCCTATACCTGGAGCAGCTAAGGTTCCAGCCCCGGCACCTACAGTCGCGCCCGCTATACCACCACCTATAGCACCAACAGTTTCAGCCACCTCCGGTCCGACATCTAAAAAATCCCTACCTGTGGGTATGGGCACACCAAGAACCTTGGGATTAAATTCATCAAACAAAGTCAGCTGTCCTGTCTCTGGATTAGTAAAAACATAATTACCAAAACCATATTCAACCGCTCCGTTTTGTGGATCTAAATCTTCTACACGAATAGCATCAGGATAAAAAGACTGTAAAGTTTTTAATTTATCCTCTGGACTCTGAGCTGCGCCTACACTAAAACGCACGTTTGCTGGTGCGCCTGTAGTCGTATCGAGTTGGCTTTTAATTCTTTCTGTCGCTAATTTTTCTAGCAACATATCTTCATAAGCCGTTTCTTTATCAACAACCTCCGTGCCAAGCGCCATTTCTAATAACACGCTATCTTCTAAAGTACCATAGGTATCATTTCTATCACTCATTTATCAAGCCTTTTTCAATCATTTTGCGTTTCAGTTCCGGGTTGTTTTCTGCCCTTTTTTTTAGTTCTTCCATCGCCGCTTCTGGCTCATAACCAAATTCATTTTTCTTTAATTGTTCTTTTGTTCTGTCGTATGCTTTGCCCGCCTGTCCGATCATAGCCGCTAAAGCATTTCTTCTGGCCTCTCTTTTATTTTTGATGGTTTCAAGATCATCGCCAAACTCCGGAAAATAAGTTTTATCAATCCACACTATCTCTCCGGCGTTTATTTGAGCACCAGTTTCTTGTCTCAACTGCGCTGTTGCAAAATCTAATCTAGCTCTTTGATACTGTTTATACTCTGGATTATTGGCATAGTTTTTTAAACCCTCTGGTATGAGAGGAAAATTAGCCACTATGGTGTCGTAATAATTAACAGGATTGAATCCAGAATTTTCTAATCTTTCAAGTTCCTCCAACGCTTTTTCCATACGAATTGCAAAACCAGCCTGTTTTTTTTGGCCTTCGGTAAAAGGATCTTTAGACACTTCTGTGCCAGGTAAGATAGGAGGTTTTTCTGGCTCTACCGGATCTGAAAATATGTATTGAGGTTCGCTCATTATTTTTGTTTTATTACCTGTTCTTTTGTTCCATCTGTATAAATAGGATCACCATTTGCATCCCGCCTAACAAATGTCCATTTCGTACCACTTATGTTTAACTCGCTAGGTGCTGGTGGTGTCTGTGGGCCCAATATGCCTTGTATATTTAAGCCAGGAGTTTCAACTTCAATAGTGCCCTCCTCTGTTGTTCGTAAAGATCTTCTTGGTTTTGACGCGATTTCAACGGCAAATTTATATTCTACAGAATCTTTTATTGCTGGGTTATTTTCTGCTGCCAAAATAAAATTTAAAGCAGCTCCTTCTAAGGTGCCATCAGGAAATATGCCTTCTGCCCCTTTCAAAGCCAGCTCAAATTGTTTTTCTAAAATGTCTTTGGATGTTGCAAGTTGTTGTTGTCTTTTTGCCTCCACTTGTTGATAAGCCAACATGGACACTTCTTGCCTTATTTTGTCGGCTTCGGCTCGTCTTTTTTGTGCCATTTCGTTAAAAGATTGTAGGCCAGCAGTCAAACCCACACCGAATCCTCCTGGTGCCGCTGCGCCAGCTACTAACCCAGCTCCTACTTCTGAGGCCAAGTCAAAAAAGTTTGCTTTTCTTGGTTGCGGAAATAAACCAGCCATTTGTGCTGCTTGTGCTTGCACATCTGCCGCTGTAACTGGTGCTGCTTGTACCGCCCCATATAGATCTAAAATAGTTTGTGGATCTACGCTACTTGGTGTTGTGGTGCCAGAAGCATCACCACCATTTTCAAAAACATCTACTTGCTCAGGTATCTGTGCTCTCGTTATAGCCATTAGCCTCCTCCATATAAGTTACCTAGTGCTCCGAGAGTTGATAAACCGGTACCTATGCCCACTTGCATTGCGCTAGGCGGCGGTGCGAAGTCTGTCACAGTCTGGAACTGACCAGCTGGTGCCATACTTACGAATGGTGCTAACGCCTGGAACTGAGCCAATGGTGCTTGTTGCGCCTGTAACTGGTTCCTTCTTTGTGCGTCTAGTTGTGCTTGTGTTAGAGCTTGTTGTTGTGTGCCCATGCCGTAAAGCTGCGCTATGTCCGAAGCCTGTGCTGCTTGAGCTTGAGTTCCCAGGCCTTGTAATGCAGATCCTAAACCAAATTGTGCTGCTTGTTCTCTCTGCGCCAACTGAGATTCCATACCACCTAATCCAGTTAATGCTCCAGCCAACGCTTGTTGTCCGGCAAATCTCTGAGATCCTAGTGCTCCTAGTGTCCCGGCTAATCCTTGTTGAGCTGCTAATTGATCCGCAGACAACCCTCTCAGCGTACCGCCTAGTTGTTGTTGAGCACCTAATCTGGAAGCCGATAATCCAGCTAAACCAGAAGATGCGGCTCTTTCTGCTGCCTTTTGTCTTGCAAACTCACTTAGTCCTGTTCTCTGGGCTTCTGTGAAGCCCCTAGAGCGTATACCCGCTATAGCCTCACCCAAACCCCTACCAAGAGCTTCTTGACGCTCAGAAGCGCCTAAACGAGCTCTTGAGCCAAACGCTGACTCACCGCCTCTGGCTATATCACCAGCTCGCGCTGCAATATCAGCTTGAGC